CGCCGGGCGCGGCCATCGCGTCCGCCCGCTCGGCGCTCGGGTGGGGTGCCCGGGGCGGCGTCCGCGGGCCGCCTTTATAGCGGCCGCCGCCGCCACCGCGCGGGCGCGGGCGCGGGCGCGGGGGGGGGGAGCGGGGGGCGCCGCGCCGGCGCGGCGCCCGGTGGTTGCGGCGCGGCGCCCCCGGCGGGCGGCCGCGCGATAAACCCCGCGGCGGGCGCGGGCCGGGCCATTCGCGCCCCCGGCGCACGCGCGAGCGAGACGCGGGCATGAGCGGCGGCGGGGACCCCGTCCGGGCCCTCTGGGCCGCGCTCGAGCGGCTGGACGGCGAGGCCGCCGGCCCGGCCGCGCTCGCGGAGGCCCGGGCGGCCGTCTCCGAGTTCCTCCTCTCGTCCGGGTCCAGCTCCCTGGACTTCGTGGCGCCGCGCTGGGCCGCGCTGCAGCGCGCGGCGTGCCGCGCCTACGAGCGCATGCGCACGCCCGACGCGGCGCTGCTAGCGGAGAACCTGCCCGGGCTGGTGCTGTGGCGCCTGCCCGGCACCGCGCGCGACACCGCGGCGTTCATGGCCGCCGTCCGGGACCTGGCCAACGACACGATCGCCGAGGCGCCGCTGGGCCACCTGGCGGCCGCGCGGCTGCGCGCCACGGCGGCCTTTGGCCCGGTGAACACGCAGCGCACGGTGGTGGAGTGGACCTCGCTCTTCCTGGAGATCTACGCGCGCGAGGACGCGGCGGTCGCGGGCGTGCTGGGCCCCGACCCCGCGCCGCGCTCGCCGGCGGGCAGCGCGGCCGTCGTCCGCCCGCTGCTGCAGAGCCGCTTCCGCCTGCTCTACGACATGCCCTTCTTCCAGGCGGGGCTCGCGGCCCTGGCGCACGCCGCCAACTGGAAGGTGCCCATGGCCGCCGTGGCGCGCCGCGCGGCGGACGCCGCGGCGCCGCCGCTGGCGCGCGCGCTCTTCGCCGTGGCGCTCGTCGACGAGTACTTCCCCGAGCCGGACGACGAGGACGCGGCGCCGGGGCTGGCCGAGGCCTTCGCGGAGATCGCCGACCTGGTGCCGCCCGAGGCGCTGGTGCCCGCGGGCGCGGCCAACGCCTTCGCGCGCACCGCGCACGACGTGCGCGTGTCGGCGGCGCTGGCGTACCGGGACCCCTTCGTGCGCGGCGCGGCCGCGGGCAGCGTCGCCGTGCGCGTGCGCGCCGACGCGGCGCTCCTCGCCGACGCCGCGCTGCTCGGCCGGGACGCCGTCGCCGTCCACACGGGCGCGGTGGCGCGGCTGCTGGAGCGCGCCGGCGCCGGCGGGGGGGGCGCGCCCGCACCGGCGCCCGCGACGGCCGCGGCCCTGGCGCGGGTCGCGGAGCACGCGGCGGCCGTCTGGGACGCCGTGCAGGCGAGCGCCACGCCGGACCAGGCCGTGGAGACGCTGGCCTCGGCGGGGTTCACGCCGGGCGCGTGCGCCGCGCTGGAGCGCGCCGTGCTGGCGCAGCTCTCGCGCCCGGAGGCGCGGGCGCCGGCGGACGCGCTGCAGGCGGTGGGCTGCGTGGCGGTGGCGGGCGGCGCGCTCTTCAGGCTCTTCGACGCGTACGGGCCCAGCGCGGACTACCTCGCGCACTACACGGCCACCATCGCGAACCTGCACCCGTACTACGCGGACGTGCTGCCGCTGCTGGGGCTGCCCGACGGCGGGCTGGAGCAGACGATCCGCCACTGCATGGCCCCGCGGCCGCGCACAGACTACGTGGCGGCGATCCGCGCGGCGCTGGCGGCGGAGGCCGCGGCCGCGGAGAAGCGGGCCGCGGGCGCGCGGGCGGCCGCCGACGGCGAGGCGGAGGCGGCGGCCGGCGCCGCCGCGCGCGAGGCCCTCCTGACCTGGTTCGACCTGCGCGCCGCCGAGCGCTGGGGCGTGGCGGCGCCCGCGCCCGAGGCGCCGCCCGCGCCGGCGCCCGCGCCCGGGGGCGCCGGCGCGGGCGCGGAGTTCGCCCGCGCGGCGCGGGCGCTCGAGTTTCCGCGCACGGACGCCGTGCCCGCCGCCGTCCTGCGAGACCCGGCCTTCGCTCCCTACTTCGCCGCGGCCGTGCTCTCCGACGTGCTGGTGGCCGCGGACGCGCTGCCCTTCTGCGCGGGCGGCGCGGCGCGGCTGATGGCGCTGGTCGCGTGGGCGCGGGACTGCGGCGCCGGGGCGGTGGCCAACGTGGACGGCTACCGGACGAAGCTGTCGGCCCTGGCGGCCGGGCTCTGGCCGTTCGCGGACGCGGGCGCGCCCGCGCCCACGACGACGCAGGTCCGCAACGCGGAGACCGTGCTGGGCGAGCTGCACGCGGCGGCGACGGCGGCGGCGGACTGCCTCCCGCCCGACGCGCGCCCGCCCGTGCCCGCGCGCCCGCGGGTGGGCGGCTGCGTCTTCCTGGCGAGCATGTACCTGCAGGCCGCCTTCGCGCGGCTGCGGGGCTACGCCGCGGAGACGGAGGCGCTGGCCGCGTCCATGGCCGCGGCGGTGGGCGAGATCGCCGGCGCCGTGGCGCGCCTGGGGGCGCTGTTCGACTGCCACTTCGCGCCGGTGCCGGGGCAGCAGATGCTGGCGGTGTACGCGGCGCGCGGCGCGCCGAGCGCCCTGGGCGCGTGGCGCTCGGCGGACCTGGCGGACGCGGTGCGCGGCGCGCGCGCCGAGGCGGAGCGCGCGCGCGCCGAGGTGCGCGTGTCGCTGGCGGCCCTGCAGCGCGCCGCGGCGCGGACGACGCAGGCGCTGCAGGAGTGCGAGGCCGCGGACGCGCGCCCGCCGGGCGGCGGGCTGGACGACGCGCACCGCGCGCTGCTGGCGGGGCACTCGGCGCTGGTGCGGGCGCAGACGGCGCTGGCGCTGGCCGCCGGCAAGCTCGCGGCGGGCGCGGAGGCGCCGGGGCTGCACGAGGTGGGCCGCTTCCTGCGGCGCTGGGACGCGATCGGCGCGGCGCTCGGGCGCGCGCTGGACGACCGCGGCGGCGAGCGTGACGTCGCGGAGCTCGTCGAGCGGCTCCGCGGCGTCTGGGACGAGGTCCAGGAGGAGCGCGACGCGGCGGCACCCGCGCCGCCGCGCGCCGGCGCGGACGCGGGCGCGGGCGCGGACGCGGCGGCCGCCGCCGAGGAGGCGGTGCTGGCGCTGATGGAGGGCTACCCGGAGGTCCGGGGCGACGAGGGGAGCCCGGCGCTTCTGGACGCCCGCGTGGACGTGGCCGACTGGGCGGGCGTGGACCGCGGCCCGCTGCAGCGCCGCGCGGCGGCGGCGGCGGGCGCGGACCCCGCCGGCGGCGGCGGCGACGGCGACGACGGCGGCGCGGGCGCGGCGCCGGCGGCGGGGCCGTGGCTCACGACGGAGGACCTGCTCGCCGAGGTCGACGGCGTTTGCATCGGCGGCCCGGCGCCGGCCCGGTAGGGCGCGCGCCCCGCCGGCGGGGCCGCGGGCGCCCCCCGCTTAAACGGCGCCGCGCGCGCGGCGCCCCCTAGTATCCCCGCGGGGCGGCGAGGCGGCACCATGTCCGGCGTCGCCGGCGCTCCGGCGCCGGCGCTGCCGGCCGACGTCGCGGTCGCCGCCGTGGGCTTTCGCAACCAGTACGACGCGACGCTGGGCCCGGGGAGCGCAGTGTCGTGCCTCCGCTCCTCGCTGTCGTTCCTGCGGCTGGCCTTCGCGGGCGGCGTCGACGCCGCGCTGAGCGCCGAGGCCGTCGACGGCGCGCTCGCGGAGGGCGCGGCGTGGACGCGCGCGGGCGGGGCGCGCCCGGAGATGTGCCCGATCGTGCACCTGCCGAACCGCATCACCGACCGGGCGGACGCGGGCGACGGGCTCTGCTGCGTCTTCTCGCGCGTGTACGGGGAGTGCGGGTTCTACACGCCGCCGGCGGAGCGCGCCCTGAGCACCCAGGTCCCCGCGCGCGAGTTCGTGGACGCCGTCTGGCGGCCGCGGCGGGCGTCGCTGGCGCTCGTGGTCGTGGGCGCCGTGGGCGTGGGCGTCTTCCGCGACGGCGACGCGGTCTACCTCTTCGACCCGCACGGGAGCGGGGACGTGCCGCAGGCGTTCGTCGTGCGCATGCGCCCCGAGGCGCTCTACGCGTACCTGGCGCAGCGCGCGTGCGGCCAGCCCGAGTCCCCGTGGGCGGGCGCGCTGGTGTACTTCGTCTCGGCGGGCCCGGGGCCCGCGCGCCCCGAGGAGCTGCGCGCGGCCGTGTCCGCGCTCTACGGCGCGAGCGAGACCTACCTGGAGGACGAGCCCTACGTCGAGCGGCGCGTGGCCGGCGCGCACCCGCGCGCGCCGGCCGCCACGGCCTGCCTCACGGCCGTGGCGGTGGGCGGCGCCGGGGCGGAGTGCGACGGCCTCGCGCTTGCGCCCCCCGACCCGCCGGCGCCGCCGGCGCCCGCGGAGCCCGTCGCGCGGATGCCGCCGCAGATCACGGCCGCGGCCGCGGCCCGCGCGGCGGGGCGGCGGATGAGCCTGCCGCGGCGGCGGCGGGCGCCGTGGACGCCGCCGTCGAGCCGCGAGGACCTCCGCGCGCCGGCGGCCCGCGTCCGCGCGGGCAAGCCCCCGCGGAAGGTCCGCGGCGCGGAGGCGGACGGGGCGGGGGGGGACCGGGGGGCGGAGGGGGGGGAGCCCGCCGCGGCGGCGCCCGGGCCCGCG